TGGAACGCAAAAGTATGTTATAAAGCAAGGCAAAAATAAAGGTAAAATAGTATGAGTTTGGTAATTGCATTATGTTTATTTATTAATGGAGAACTTGTAGAGCATAGAATACAAGAATCATTATCTAATTGTTTAAAACATAAACGAGAAGCAGAAAGGCATTTAGCAAACGATAATAAAATGATGATGTGCGGAGAAGTAGAAGCAGAGTTAACAGTAAATGCAGATGGTACAAAAACAATAGGCAAAATTATGAACAAATAAAATGGATTTAGAACAACAATTAGAAAAATATAAAAATAGAGTTATTGATCTTGAAGCAATAAGCAAAAAACATCAAGATTCTTACGGAAAACTAATAGAGGAAAATAAAAAATTAAAAAATACAATTAAAAGGTTAAATGAATTAATTAAAGATTTAACTTTATTTCCATAACAACACAAGGATTAACAATGGAGTTTTTTTATGAGAGTACGAATAACGGTAGTAAGAAAACTCAGATGGCTAGGTTTTGTTTTAGCTTTATTTAGTGTAATCATTTTAACAACATTTAAAATTAATTATCTTCAAGCAATAGGCTGGGGACTTTCAGCATCGTCCTGTAGCATTTGGGCTTTTGACTCTTATAGGTCTAAACACAAACCTAGAATGTTTATGGAGTTAATGTATCTTATCTGTGGAATATGGGGTATAATTAATTGGCTATGAAGTTTATTTTAATAATTCAAATATGTTCAGTAATAGTACAACAATGCACAAATCCTATTGAGATTTATCCTATGTACAATTCACATTTTGATTGTGCTAGTGGTGGCTTTTTAAGAGGACTTACTGTAATCAGAGAAATAGGAGAAGAAGAAGTCAACGAAAAGAAAATGATATTTAATTTTACCTGTAAGGAACTTATTAATTCTTAAATGTATTGCTTAGTTATTTGGAACGAAAAAGAACAAAGATGGCACTTTTTTACCAACGAAGTTTGGGCTACTAGAAAAGAGGGTGAAGAATATGCTAAAAGAAATAAATTTAAAAAAACAGTTAAATGGAAAATCCTTTGGTATGATAAAAAATATAGGATATGAAAATTACTTTAACAAAGCCACAAAGCCAAGTAAGCAATAGTAAAAAAAGATTTAGAGTATTAGTTTCAGGACGTAGATTTGGTAAAACTTATTTATGTATTACTGAAATGATGAAATATGCCACAAAGGTAAAACAAAACATTTGGTATGTTGCTCCTACATTTAAAATGGCAAGAGAAATTGTATGGAATAAATTAAAAGAAATGCTTTCTAATTTTAAATGGATTGATACTATTAATGAAAGCAATTTATCAATTAAAGTAAAAAAAACAGGAAGTATAATATCATTAAAAGGTTGTGAAAATTATGATTCACTTCGAGGAGTTGGTATTGATTTTTTAATACTTGATGAGTTTGCTGATATTGATGAAAAGGCTTGGACAGAAGTATTAAGGGCGGCTGTTGCTGATACCGAGGGAGATGTATTAATGTGCGGCAGTCCTAAAGGCTTTGGTAATTGGTCTTATCGTATGTATCTAAAAGGCAAACAAGATGCTGAATGGGATAGCTTTCAATTTACTACTTTACAAGGTGGTATGGTTTCTAAAGAAGAAATAGAACAAGCAAAGCAAGATATAGACATAAGAACTTTTAGACAAGAATTTGAGGGAACTTTTGAGAACTATGCTGGAGCAGTATATTATAATTTTCACGCAGTAGAAAATGTTAAAGAAAAAAAAATAGATTTTACAAAACCATTACACATTGGCTTAGACTTTAACGTGGATCCGATGTCAGCTTCTGTTGCACAAATAGACAAAGAGATAATACATTTTGTTGATGAGATAGTTATTTATTCTTCTAATACAGATGAAATGGTAGAAGAAATTAGAGATCGCTATGGAGATAAAACAAAAATATTTATTTATCCAGACCCAGCTTGTAGGCAACGTAAAACAAGTGCTGGTGGGAAAACTGATTTGAGTATATTACAAAATGCTGGATTTAATGTTAAATGTAAATTTAAACACAGTCCTGTTAGAGATAGGATTAATGCTGTTAACTCTAGCTTGAAATCTGCAAATGGTAAAAGGTATATTTTTGTTGATCCTAGTTGCAAAATCATTACAAAAGGTTTACAAAGGCAAATATACAAGGAAAATACAAATATTCCAGATAAGGAACAAGGATTTGACCACATGAACGATAGTATCGGATATTTAGTTGAGATAGTAAAACCTTTGACTAGAAACATTACAGATTTCAAACCACAAAGATGGACAGTACAGCAAAAACGATATGGCATATAATAGACAAGAAGTTTTAGATACTCACAAAGACTACAAAGAGAATGTTACAAATTGGGAATATTACATTAGGTCTTATAATGGCGGCTATGATTATATGGTTGGTCAATATCTTAATAGATACAATCTTGAATTAGATAACGAATTCAATCAAAGACTAGCAAACACACCTTGTGATAATCATTGTAAAAACATTGTTCAAATTTATTCATCATTTTTATTTAGATCAAAGCCAAGCAGAAACTTTGGTTCTATGCAAGATGAACTTACTTTAGAAAGATTTTTAAAAGATGCAGATTTAGATGGAAACAATTTTAACACAGTAATTAAACAAGCACAAAATTATGCCTCAATTTATGGACACGTATTTTTAATATTAGACAAGCCACCAATTAGAACAAACACAAAAGCAGAAGAAATTGAAGAAGATATTAGACCTTATGTTTCAATAATTACTCCTGAAAATGTTTTAGACTGGAATTTTAAAAGAATGTTAAATGGTAAATATGTTTTAGATTATTTAAAGGTCAGAGAAGAAGTAGATAGAAAAGGCGGAACTTATATGCGTCTTTGGTACACAGATAGAGTTGAAACTGTGTATGTTGAAGATCAAACGTCTGACCCTGTTGTGATAGATACTGTCGATAATCAGATTGGCAAAATACCAGCAGTTATTTTATACAATGCAAAATCCCATAAAAGAGGCATTGGTCAATCTGACCTTGTTGACGTAGCAGATTTACAAAGATCAATCTATAATGAATTTTCAGAAATCGAACAATTAATCAGATTAACAAACCACCCATCATTAGTTAAAACTGCTGGAGTAAATGCTTCTGCTGGTGCTGGTGCTGTAATTGAAATGCCAGACGAAATGGATTCAAATCTTAAACCATATTTATTACAACCATCAGGTCAAAACTTAAATGCAATTATGGATTCTATCGCTAAAAAAGTAGAATCAATAAATCGTATTGCACATACAGGAGCAGTAAGAACTACTAAAACACAAGTTTCATCAGGAATAGCATTACAAACTGAATTTGAATTATTAAATGCTAGACTATCTGAAAAAGCTGACAATTTAGAATTAGCAGAAGAACAATTATTTAAACTGTACGCAGAATATCAAAATACATTATTTGATGGAGAAATTAATTATCCTGATAGTTTTAATATTAGAGATTATGCTTCAGATTTAATTTTCTACCAACAAGCAAAATCGATTAATGTACCATCTTCTACTTTGAATAAAGAAATAGACAAAGAAATTGCAAAAGCAGTAGTAGATGATGAAATGTTATTAAATCAAATTTATGACGAAATAGAAGCTAGTAGTGAAATTGGACAATTTACTCAAAACGAAGTACAAGAAGCAGAAGAAGCTGTACAACAAGAACAAATCTAATGACAAATGGTAGATACTGTAAAACAAGTAGCCGAATATCGTATTAGGCAAATTGAAATTGCAGAAGCTAAATATTATGAAACACTAATTAAAACTTTAGACAAAATTGAAAAACAAATAGTATCTCTAGCTGGTAGAGAATTGCCTCGTGATGATTTAGGTAAATTATTTGATTTAAAAATAGCAATATCAATTAGACCCAAGATAAGAGCCATACTTGAAAGAGAATATTTAGGTTGGGCAGATACAGTTGTTAGAGAGGGCTATAATGCACAAGCGAAAAGAATTGAAAGAGCATTTACAAAGGTTGGAAGAATACCTAAAGAATTTCAGCAATTAACAGAGCCTGATTTAATATTAATTCAAAATTTAAAAAACCAAACATTCACGCAATTTAAAGATGTTTCAAATACTTTTACAAGAAGATTATCTGAAAAAATATATCAATCTACTTTGACAAGTGCTGAATTTACAGATTTAGAAAAAGAACTTAGACAAACTATTAATGGTATTTATGCTTCGTCTGACGACAAAGAAGCAAATAAGATTATTAATGAAATTAAAAAAGATGAAGTTAAATTAGCAAAGTCAGATAGGAATACAACCATAGGTAAAGCCATTGAGCAAAGACTAGATAAGAACATTCAGATATTACAATCCAAATTTGCTAGAGATCGTGCTGGAGATAATATGAAGAAATATGCTGGTCAAATATTAAATGATGGGCTTAGAGAATTTGATGCTCAATTAAATATTGCTAAAGCTACGGAAGCTGGGCTTACCTATTTAAAATATCAAGGCTCTAACATACCTACTACTAGAGAGTTTTGTAGGCTTGTAAGAAATGGAGAATATGATACAAGAAAATCAGGACTGTTTACGATTGATGAAGTCAGGGAACTTTGGGCAAACAATAATTGGACTGGCAAAAAAGCTGGAGACCCATTAGTTGTTCGAGGTGGTTATAACTGTCGTCATCAATGGAGCTTTGTCAATCCAGATTGGTATGACGAAAGCGGAGAATTAATAACTGAATAACATAGGAGTAAAAATGTCAGAAGAAGTAAAAGTAGCAGAAGTAAAATCAACAGAAAACAAAGTTGAAGCTAATGTAGAAACAACAGCACCAAGTCAAGAAACAAAATCTATGACTTTTAATCAAGAACAATTAGATAATATAATTAAATCAAGATTAGATGCTGAAAAAAGAAAACACGAAAAAGAATTAGCGGCAATCAAGCAACAAGAGCAAGAAGCCTTAAAAGAAAAAGAAATTAGAGAAGCTAAATCTAAACAAGAACTTGAAAAATTAATGCAACAAAGAATTGCAGAAAAGGATCAGGAAGTGTTTAAGTTAAAATCTGAAATTAAAAAAGAAAAAATTGATAATTCTGTTTTATCAGTTGCCTCTAAATTAAACGCAATTAATCCTCAGCAAGTTGTTGATTTGATTAAAGGCGGTATTAAATTAAGCGATGATAATAGAATAGAAATACTTGATAATAACAATAACATTCGTTATAATAGCAAAGGAGAACTATTAACGATTGAAGAAAGAGTTAAAGAGTTTTTAGATGCTAACCCACATTTCTCGAAAGGGTCTAAGTCTGGTACAGGGAGCCAGAGTAGCATTGAGGGTAAAACTGTAAAACCTTTTAATATTCAGGATATAAATCTATCTACACCAGAGGGTCGAAAGGCTTATGCGGAATATCGTAAGAAAAGAGACTCAGGCTCGATAGAAATTAATTTAACAAAATAAAATATAAAGGATAACAACAATGGCAAATGAAACAACAAGTTCTACGCTGTCGGAACTATACACTGAGATAGTTGCAGAAGCTCAATTTGTTGCAACAGAACAATCTATAATGAGAAATTTAGTAAGAAATTACTCAATCGTAGGTGGCGGTAAAGCGGTAGAAGTACCAATTTATTCAGCAGTTTCTGCGGCGGCAGTATCAGAAGCAACTGATCTATCTAACACAGCAATTGACCCATCATCTGTAACTATTACAGCTAGTGAAGTGGGTTTAATGACTACACTAACAGACCTAGCAAGAAATGCGGCTCCAAGAAACGTAGCGGCAGACATTGGTAGATTGTTCGGTGAAGCAATAGCAAAAAAACAAGACCAAGATTTGATCGCATTATTCGATGGTTTCTCTACTACATTAGGAGACGGAACTACTGCAATTTCTGCATCTGTAATCTTTAATGCACTTTCTACTTTAAGAAGCAACTCGCTTCCAATTAGTGAATGTGCAGTAGTCTTACATCCTAAAATAGCTTATGACCTTAAAGCTAATTTGACTAATACTTTTGCAAATGCAAATGGTAATGATTTAGCAAATGAAGCATTAAGAAATGGCTTTGTAGGAAGACTTGCTGGTATGCCTATATTTGAAACTGCAAATATGGCTAATACTGGTACTGCTGGAGACTACAAAGGTGCGGCAATGCATAGAGACGCAATTGCTATCGCAACAATGCAAGACATCAAAATTGAAACTCAAAGAGATGCTTCTCTAAGAGCTGATGAACTCGTTGCAACTGCTGTATACGGTGTTGGTGAATTACACGACACTTATGGAGTAGAATTACACTACGACTCATCTATTCAATAATAGATAATTACTTGTGGGGGAGAAATCCCCCATAGGTACAAAAAAAAGGAAAACAAATGCTAAAAATAATAGAAGAAAAAACACCAACAGTTAAATTACAAAGAGGAAAAAAAATAATTGAAAGACCTTACGCAGATTACAAAATTAACAAATCAAAATATGATTTTAGAGGTTTCAAATTAATTAAGGATAATGTAAAATCAGAACCAATAGTTGAAATAAAACCAAAGGTAAAAAGAAATGTTAAAAGAACTAAAAAAGAAGTTAAAAAAACTATATAATTTTATAATAGGCAAATTTTATGGCTAATTATACTGGTGCTGATGTAATTACTGCGGCAGATGTTACTAAATATCAACCTGATGCTTTTAGCTTTGGGATAGCCTCTACTGACACAGAAGCAGTTAATTTTTTTGCACAAACAACAAATGACATACTAAGACAATTAAGAGTACAATGGTGGCCAGTTTATAAAACAAACATTTTTACAGACATTACAGTTTTAAATACTGCTGAAATGGTAGATACTAAAGTTAATTTAGATCAATTTGAAAGAGCAGGAGTTTATTTATTTCTTGGAAGATTTTTAGCACCAGCTTTATCTAAGTTTAGACCAGAAGCAGACAAAGACAGATTTGAAAGAATGTCTGAGTATTATATGTCAGAATTTAATAAAGAATTTAGAATGATATTAGAAGATGGTGTTGAATACGATACTGACGCAAACCAAACTATTGTTGCTAACGAAAGAGAACCACTTCACGGTTATAGAAAATTAGTCAGATAATGATTTCTTTTAAAATTGATTCTAATTTAAAACTAGCTTCAAAGCGATTTGATAAATTTTTTAAAAAGTTTCCTCACATTATTAAACAAGGATTAGCACAAGCTAGTATTCAATTAAAAGAAATTATTTTAGATAAAACAGATAAAGGCTATGATGTTAGCGGTAAAAGATTTCCAGAATATAGTAAAATGTATGCAGAAGAAAAAGGTAAAACAATTGTTAATTTGCAAGACACAAATAGAATGCTTCAATCCATAAGCAATAGAGTAATTAACAAAAATAAATCACAAGTATATTTTAAATCACAAACAGAAGCTAAAAAAGCCTATTGGCATCAAACAGGACAAGGCAATCTTCCTGTGCGTAAATTTTTTGGCTTTAATAATAAAACAGAAAGAGTTATACAAAAGTCTTTTGAGAAATTTTTAAAAAAACAAATACAACAATTTAAGATATGAGTAAAAGAGAAAACATTGCAAGTAATATATTAACTACATTAGCGGCTATATCTAGTCCAGCAATTAAGAAAGCTACAAGACAACCATTTCCACTAGACGAATTATCAGAAGCACAATATCCAGCAATTTTAGTGCAGACACAAGAAGAAACAAAAGAAGATGCTGAATTAGGTAGTGGGACTGCTACAAGAATTGCAAATTTAGAATTTTTAATTACAGGATATGTTAAAGGTGCTGAATCTAATATAGATACTGCAAGAAATGCTTTAATATCTGCTATTGAAACTGCCTTAGAAAATGATATTACTAGAAATGCTAACGCACTAGATACAGAAGTTATTAGTATTGAAACTGATGCTGGTACTTTGTTTCCTTATGGTGCTATTAGTATGGTGGTACGAGTAATGTACGAACATAACAACAATAACCCATAGGATAAAAAATGGCAGACAAAAATTTAGATAAAATAGAAAAAAAAATAGAAGAAATAGAAAAATTTACAGATAAAATTTCTATATTGTGTCAGCAAGTATCAGATTTGTTAGAAAAGCATAGGGAATATGACGATGGTGCTTTAGATGAATTTGATGAAGATGAACAATATGATGAAGAAGATTTTGAAGAAGATATTGACGAAGAAGAAGAAAAAGAATAAAATAAATATTATGGCTAAAGATATAACATTATTTAAAGGAAGTTATTCAGTTAAAATAAATGAACTACAACTTGAAAATTTTATTAATCTTGGATATAAGCTAGAGCCAGAAAGTAAAACAAAACCAAAAACAAATAAGGATAAAAGCAAATGGCAACACACCACGGAAAAGAAGGAGTCGTAACTGCTGGCGGTACTGCGATCGGCGAGATTACAGGCTTCACTTTAGAAACAACAGCTGACGTAGTAGAAGATACACAATTAACTGATGCGGCTAAATCATTCATAACAGGTAGAACTTCTTTCTCAGGAAGTTTAGATATGAATTATGATGAAGCTGACGCACAGCAAGAAACTTTAGTTGTGGGAAGTGAAATATCTTTTGTATTATTACCAGAGGGCAATAGTGCTGGTGATCAATCATTTACAGGCACAGGAATTGTTACTGGAATGAGTATTACAAATGGTATGGACGCAATAGTTTCTAGAAACGTAACTTTTCAAGGAACAGGCTCATTAAGTAAATCTACTGTATAATTAATACTGTATGAAAATTATAGAACGAGCTAAGTCTCATTTTGAAAGTTTAGGTGTTCAATCTATTGAAATACCTGAATGGAAAGATGCTGATGAAAATCCAACTATTGTTTATTGGAATCCAATAACACTTTCAGAAAAGAACAAGTTATTTAAAAATTCTAGCAATTTATCTGACGTTAGTATTTTGGCAGACATTGTAATTATGAAAGGCTTAGACAAAGATGGTAATAAAATATTTACCTTAGAAGATAAGCTAGTATTAATGCACAAAGTAGATTCAGATATCCTTTCAAGGATAGCAACTTCAATGGTACAGGCTATCACTCCTGACGAAGTAAAAAAAAACTAAAAAGTGATCCTCAATTAAAAAATTTACTTATTGTTGCAGATAGGTTAAAAATAACATTATCTAAACTTTTAGAAATGGAAGTTTGGGAGTATAATCATTGGCTGGGATATTTTATGCTAGAACACGAACAGCAAGAAGAACAGCTAAGAAAAGCAAGGCATAGATAATGGCAGGACAAAATTTAATATTAAACATATTAGCCAAAGATAAAACTAAACAGGCATTTTCAGGAATACAAGCTGGACTAACTAGACTTAGATCAACTATATTTTCTGTTCAATCAGCTTTATTAGGAATAGGTGCTGGTGTTGCAATTAAAGCATTTGTTGATGTTGGCAGACAAGTAGAAGAATTAGGTATTCGTTTCAATTTTTTATTTGGCTCTGTTTCTGAGGGTAATAAAGCATTTACTACTTTAGTTGATTATGCGGCTAAAGTACCTTTTTCATTACAAGAAATATCTTCTGCTTCTGGAAACTTAGCGGTTGTATCTAAAGACGCAAACGAATTAAAAAATAATTTAAAAATTGTAGGTAACGTAGCGGCTGTTACAGGATTAGATTTTAAAACTACTGCAGAGCAAATTCAAAGATCATTTGCTGGTGGTATAGCGGCGGCTGATATATTTAGAGAAAAAGGTGTTAGAGCATTATTAGGATTTAAAGCTGGAGCAAATGTTACAGCAGAAGAAACAGCAAAAAGATTTAATGAAATATTTGGAGAGGGTGGAAGATTTGGAAAAGCTACCGAAGTGTTTGCTACAACATTTACTGGTACTCTTTCGATGATTCAAGACAAATTATTTAAATTTAGAAAAGATACAGCTAAAGCTGGTTTCTTTGATTTTTTAAAAGGTGGATTAATTGTTATCAATAAAAAATTAGAAGAAAATGGAGAAGCACTTGCAAGATTTTCAGAAAAGTTAGGATTGTTTTTTATTAACTCAATAAAAAATATAGTTAAATCAGGTGTCACTATTATTCATACTTTAAAACCTATTTTTAATTTTGTAATGCAAGGAATAAAAGGGATTATAGATATAATTGCAATATTGCCACCTATTGTAAAAGAATTAGGTATTGTTGGTTTTTTAATGTTAGGAACAAAAGGAAAGATATTAGTTACTACATTAGGATTTGTAGTTAAAAAAATTCAAGAACTTGCTAAATCATTTGGTTTATTAACAGATTCAACAGGAGATACTTCTGGAGAACTTTCAGAAATTGATAAAAAATTACAAGCAATAGACAATACTTTTGCTGATATAGAAAAAGAAGCATTAGCAGTAAATGAATCAATGTCTGAAATGTTCAAAGAAATTGAAAAAGCAAATAAAGAAGCCGAAGCTATGAAAGATAATTTTACTCCATTAAGACAACAAATAATTGAATTGAATATGAATGCATTGAAAAAGTCAGTAGATTTAGCAAGACAATTTTTTGAAGTTATGGATATGGGAATTAAAGGTACTGCTGATGGAATTGCAAAAGCAATAGTATTAGGAGAAAATTTAAAA